GCTTAACAGGAACAGAAAGTTCAGCAAGCGGTGGATACAAGAGAGCCACAATTACTGCTGGCTCTGGAAATGTGAGTTGGGCATAATGGCACACTACGCACTTATCAATTCAGACAATATAGTAGTTCAAGTAATTACTGGTGTTGATGAAAATGTAATTCAAATAGATACAGATGGAACAGAAGTAGGGGGTTCAACTGAGGCTTGGGAACAATTCTATGCTTCTCTCCCTTGGTTTGAAGGTTTATCTTGTAAGCGTACTTCTTACAATAATAATATCCGTGCAAATTATGCAGGTATTGGTTTTACCTATGATGAAGCATTTGATGCGTTTATTGCACCTAAACCATTTCCTTCTTGGAAGTTAAACTACACAACATTTCAATGGAACCCTCCTGTTCCCATGCCAGAAGATATTGCACAACATCAATGGGTATGGTCAGAAATAAACCAAGAGTGGATTTCTGTTTTCCGAGGATAATGATTACACCTGAGCATGTGTTTAAACTGCTCAACTAATCAAATATAAGGGGACTATAATGATAAGACCGAAAGATACAGTAACTATTGCTTGGTGTGATAATGGAATGGTTGATGGTAAGTTTGCCGAAGGTTTAACCTACGTAATACTTACAGCACCACAAGCAGGCATGCATATTAACAATGCTATGCGAGTACAGGGTAATCAAATTGGCAGACAAAGACAGATAGCCTTTGATAAATGGGCTGATGATGTTAAGACAGACTGGATACTATGGGTAGATTCAGACATCTATCTAACTACAGATGTACTTAAGAAGGTATGGGACGCAGCAGATAAAGACTTACGCCCAATAGTTAGTGGTGTTTACTTTATTTCAAAAGAGAATGAGTCCTCAGTTATGAGACCATTTCCTTGTATCTTTAAGAACATATCTGAGTATGAAATCCAGTACATACATCCACTACCTAAAGATAAATTAGTAGAGGTTGACTCTGCTGGTATGGGCTTTGTGCTAATGCACAAATCTATTGTGCCAAAATTACGTGCTAAGTATCCTGACCAGTCTATGTTTGCAGAACAAGAAGGTCTAGGCGAGAAGTTTATTGGAGAAGATATTGTTTTCTTCCGCAAGGTAAGGGCTGCTGGCATACCAGTACACGCCCATACTGGTGCGTTAGTAAAGCATATGAAACGATTTAGTCTAGATGTAGATTATTACGCACTGTATTGGAATATGGTTGCGATGCAAGAACATGCAGCAAAATTAAAAGAAGAAGCAGAAAAACTAAAACCTAAGGAGTAACGTGGCTGGTCGTGATATTACCGAAGGTCGTGCTGAACGTGCTATTGCAGTTGATATTGGTATCCTATCTTCATCTTCAACATGGCAAAATTCAGGCGACTCATATGATGTAGCCCTAGGAGGGCAACCATTCTTCTATGCTATTAGTGATGAACGACCATACATTAGACAGACTTCGCCATACCGTAAAGAACAATTTGATAATAACCAAGAGCCAGGTGAGCAATCACTTACGGGCTGGTGGTTAAGAAGCCAATCATCCTTTCATAATGGTATTGGTATTAAGTTCTATGACCCATCTGCTGGTGAGACAGTTGCACATAGGTTTACAGATAGTAACAATGTAGATGTTTGGGTTAAAGGTGAGGTTACCTTACTTAAAGAAACAGCCAACCTTAGCGGTGTAACTAGCGGTGTATATAAATCTTTATCTATTGTAGATGGTTCTACAGATAAACTACTTGGCTGGGTTCCAGCAAGTACAACTATTAAAAACTATACTAGTGCTGGTACTGCGGTTGAGTATACAAATGCAGTTACTGCTGGATTAGATACTGCAATACTTGATATTGCAACTGATGGTTCTCATCTTTTTATAGCAGACAATGACCATATATACACTGGTCTTATTACCACACCAACTACGGGCTATACAACATATTATAATACTGGTAGTGAAAAGGTAGTTCTTAACTGGGTTAAACAACGTTTAGTTGGTGGTATTGGTGCATCTATTTATGAATTAACTGCATCTAAAAGTTCTTCTCATACCTTACCTACTGCTGCATACACTCATCCCAATGCTGACTGGACTTGGACATCCATATCAGAGGGCGGTTCTGCTATTTATGTTGCTGGTTATGCTGGCACTAGCGGTGCTATTTATAAGTTTACTTTAAATACTGCTGGTGTTATGCCAACTCTTACCTCAGGTATAGTTGCAGCGCAACTACCTAGCGGTGAGTATCCCCATAAAATTGAATCTTATTTAGGATATCTATTAATCGGTACTAACAAAGGTGTCCGTGTTGCTACGATATCAGATACTAATGGAGACCTATCTTATGGTCCATTAATTATTGAAGCAGCCAATACTGGGTTAGATTTTGCATTTAGAGATAGATTTGCGTGGGTAACTGGTTCTGTTAATGGTTATGCTGGGCTATATAGAATTGATTTAGGTAACGAACTTGAGACATTACGATTTGCTTACGCCAAAGATACCTACCTAGATGGGGCTACTGGCTACGCTACTACTGTAAATTTTGTAGGTAACTCAAATCAGATAGCATTTACTACATCGGGTAGCAATGGTATTGCTATTCAATCAACCTCAGTCTTAGCCACAACTGGTTATATAACTACAGGTTATATTAGATATGGCACCCTTGAGCCTAAGAATTTTAAGCGTCTATTAGCACGTGGTGACTTTACTAAAGGTTCATTAACGCTAGCAACTATAGATAAGAATGATGTTCCATACGACCACATTACCTATGAAGCAGGAGTAACTGCTGTTGAGGTAACTACATCTCAGCCTCAAACTGCACAAGAATATGTAGCATATAAATTTACATTTAATCGTGACTCAAGTACTACATCAACTGGTCCTATATTTAAGGGTTATCAGGCCAAGGCTACTATTGCTACGCCTAGACAAAGAAACTTAAAGTTTCCTGTTTATTGTTTTGATATAGAGACAGATAGATACAATGTAATATCTGGCTATGAAGGTTCAGCCTTACAAAGATTACAAATATTAGAAAACATAGAAGAAGGTGGCGATGTTGTTACCTGGCAAGACCTAACTACTGGCGAAACTCGTCAAGTAATTATTGAACAAATCTCATTTACTCGCATGACTCCACCAGACAGAAGGTTTGATGGATTCGGAGGCGTAATTGAGATTACGATTAGGACCGTATAATGAGTAGCACAGATTGGGCTGGCTTAGCGGTAGCAGTCGCAACTATTGTAGCCAGTTTTGCTGGTTCAATTAGATGGTTAGTAAAACATTATCTGTCAGAACTTAAACCTGATGGCAACGGGGGACATAACCTAGAGGGACGCATTACCCGATTGGAAACCCGTATTGACCAAATTTATTTACTCCTTAGTAATAGGGATTAGCCTACTCTTTATACCAACTCCTGCTAGTGCTGAAGATGTAATCATTAATCTTGATGCTACAACTGCCTATGTAGATGTAGTGGTTCAAGTAGATACAACAACAGCCTACACAATTACTACTACTACTGGACCACGAACTGAAGTGGTTGACTCTCAAACAGTAGAGCGTGTGGCTTGGGTAGATTCTTGGATATGGTTATATCGTGGTGTTGCTGATAGCACTACTGCTAACCCCATAAGGGGTGATGATGATAGTAACCATAATGCTGTGAATAACTATTATGCTTCTGCTTTAAGTGGAACATTAAACCCTGATACTTATACAATCCGTGCTACCTCTTATGACTATGTAGTTGCTGGTCAAAGACCAATAGGAACTTATACTTTAAGCAGTAACTTGATACCACCTAGAGATACCTCTACTGTTGTGGTTGATACAACTACAGTAGTAGTAGATACAGGTACTGTTGTGGTTGATACTAATACTTCAACAGTTGATGGAACTACAGCAACGGTAGATACCAGTACTCCAGTAGCACCAACCCCTGCTCCTGAGCCTCCTGTTGTAGCACCTGAACCCCCTGCAATTGTTATTCCTCCCCCTGCTGTAGAGCCTGAGCCTCCAGCAGAAGTAGAAGAACCACCCATTGAGGCTGAAGAACCTCCAGTAGAGGCAGAAGAGCCTTCTATAGAGGCTGAGGAACCCCCTGAGGAAGTGGAAGAACCACCTATTCCAGTTGAGGAACCACCTGTAGAGGCTGAAGAGCCACCTATGGAAGAACAAGAGCCACCTGTTGAAGAAGAAGCATCACCTGTAGAAGAAGTTGTACAGGCAAATGAAGTTGAATTAGAAACCCTTGCACCTGAAACACCAGTTCAATTAGACAATGGTGTAGTGCTTGAGGCTGGCACGGTAGTAGCCCTGCAGTTATTAGAGAATCCAGCAGAATTAATCTCCGCAATTTTTGATAACCCAGCAGAGGTACTTACTGCTCTCTCAAACATTGGTGCTGATATGTCTGAAGAAGAAAGAACAGAATCAGAGAATACAATCATTGCTTCCGTTATTGCTACTCAGGCTGCTGTTAATGCAGTAGCCGTAACTTCCGCTGCTAGAACAGCCACACCTACACCTATAAGTGGAGGTACTAGCCTGCCATCAAATGACAACATTAAGTTATACAAAAGGAGAAAACCTTGAAAGTACTAAAAGATATGGTCCAACAACTATGGACCTTGCTAGGTATGTTTATTGCTTGGGTTGTATTGACTGGCTCTGCTAAGACTGTAGTTGGTTATGCAATTATATTAACCTTAATAGTCTGGGCTATCACTTATCCATTGCGAAACTCTAACGATGAGTAACGATATTGATTGGGAACACCAGAATAAATTAAGACAACAATGGCTGATGGATAATCCAGAGGCTGAATACCAGGGATGGATGTCAATATGAATGCAAAGAAAGCAACACCTGCTGCAATAGCAGTACTACGTCAAGCAACAGCAATTAAACCAACAAGAAATAAACTATCAGATGGTTTACTACCATCTGCTGCTCATCTCAAAGCAAGCCCAACCTCTGACCATAACACAGGGTATGCAGTTGATTTAACCCATGACCCTAAGAATGGCATTGACTGTGTTGAAATATTTGAAAAGTTAAAAGAAGATGCAAGGGTTAAGTACCTAATATTTCAGGGAAAGATTTGGTCTAAAGAAAAGGCTAAAGAAGGCAACCGTAAATACACTGGCAGTAATCAACATAATAAACATTTACATATTTCTATTAATAATGGGTCAGCAAATGACACATCACCTTGGTTTTGGTGGATGAATCAACCTAATCCATTAGCAACATTGGTTGCATCTATTACACCAATACCAGCAAAGAAACCTTATCCAGTAATAAAACCTCTAGTTTGTACCTGTTGTAAGGTGCATAGTAATACCAAATAAAGGAGCAATAAATGAACGAACAGTTCAAGCAAGTAGTAATAAGTTGGTTCCGAGCAGCAGCAGCAGCGGTAGTTGCACTGTATGTAACTGGAATTACAGACCCTAAGCAACTAGGTGCAGCAGCACTAGCAGGACTTGCAGGCCCAGTTCTTAAATGGTTAGACCCATCAGCCACACAGTTTGGCCGTGGAAGCGAGTAGTTATAAATAAAAGAATCCCCCGCCCAGTATTACTACTGGAGCGGGGGTCTTTTTTGTTTTCTAAGTAGTTCCCCTCTACCTAGCCAACTCTTGGACTACCTGTAAAATCTTATCAGGTTTAATTAAATAACCTTTACTAGGGTTGGGTGGTATGTTACAAGTAATTGAATGACCATACAAAGTTAGCGCATGCTTAAGATGTTCTATGGGTACTATCAATACAGTTCCTTCTAATACAAACGCCCAATATGCAGCCTTAGTAGCAGAGATACCAGATGGATACCACTCTTCATTGTTGTGTGACCAACACACAGTTTCTATGTATAGGTTGCCAGTGTTCTTCCACTTAAGGTCTGTCTTAACCTCAATAGTTTTACCATTGGTAAGCAGTTGATTGACTAGGGATTCCCCTTCGTGCCCAACTGATAGGTCTAAATCAAAGTCAGATAGTTTGCTCATTGTGTTCTCCAAATTTTGTTACTGGTATACGCCAACCATTTATACTTTCATCTCTGTAAATAGGTAATGCATATTTAATCGGAGTAATAGAACCGTAAACTTCAACCTTAGTATAATATTCTTCATCAAGAATTTTAGTTCCAACAATAACTTTATGTAAATCTTTATCCCAGAATGGTATTGCATCACGAGTTCTTACTGTACGAACCTCTGTTATACGCCCAACATCTGGCAAGTCTTTTCTCTTTGGGTGTAATTCATTTGGATACCAAGGGACTGACCAAGTTTCATTAAATAGTTTTGCAGTAGCCCACTCAGATATGTTAGCCCTGACATTTGCTAACAGTTCATGCTCTAATTTTCCAGCCAACTTACCTTGTGCATAATTAGGTTTATCTATTGAACCAAACTTAGTTAACCAACGCTCTGTTGCTAGTAAGGTACATACCCTAACTTCTTCTTTAGATAAATTAACTATCATAGTTACTATTAAATACAGATATAGGAACAACTGTTTTACCAACTATCCCGTGCTTACTTCTGTATTTATTCCTTTCTTCCATGGTAGTTCCTCCCCATATTCCTTGCACTAGATTGTCTATTGCATAGGTATGGCATTGGACTCGTACAGGACAAGTGTTACACATCTTCTTAATATAATCAAGGTGTGGATAATTACCTCTTTCTTCAGTAAAGAATATCTCTACATCAATACCAGTGCATGCTGGTATATCTTTCCATGTTGGGTAATCAATCAAGATTAATCACCTCTTGATAACCACACCTAGTACACTTAAGATGCCATAAAGATTTACTTGGGTCTATTACTTTCCACATATAATTAAAACAAAATAAATGACGTAGTCTTTTAATCTTATCCTCCTGTTGAGTAGAAGCCACTTCCTTTAAAATGTACTGGTGTAGAGGACCATATACGAGTCATAAGATTTCCGCAACAGGCACAAAATGGTGCAGCAGAATCATTTGTTTCTTGTATTTTAGTACATATCTTGCACTCAAAATCATAGTAAGGCATTACATACAATCCATTCCTATATCATCTATTGGTGTTGGTAAAGTTACCAATGAACCACAGTCTACACACTCACCATCTAAAAAGTAAAACGCTATTTCGCCAGATTCAAAGGCTACTATTGCTGTAAATAAT